AGATTAACTCTAACCGGCGCTACTCCGAACTTCTCTTGGTACTTGTAGTGAGCCCAGCCTTGCTTAAAGCCTTTGAGATTTGCGTAGTGGTAGAGCTCTGACAGCCAACGAGACTTGTCGTCTATTGAAAACTGCTCAGGCTTGGGCATATTCTCGCGCTCGATCTTCTTAAGGATCTCGTTGTCAGTGTAGATCTCAGAATCTACAGGGAGCTCATAACCGCAAGCCTTGCACCGTCTACCGCTCATTTGAGTTGTGCAGACTGGGCACGGCCTGAGCACTGGCTGGCGCTCTTCTTGCTCTATCAACCGGTCCTCGTTGTAACGCTTGGTCCCGTCGTCTAATTGATAGGGCACAATTGTATCGGGGAGCTGGCCGTGGCGTGTAATGTTGCCGGCGTGATCAAGGTAGATCGCGCGTGTTTTGCCAGTTTCTGGAGATATCCTAGCCACCCTTCCGCAGCGCTGCACGAAATCAATTTTTGATTTGCACGGGTAGCAATCAATCAACATTTCTACGTAGGGCGCATCGTATCCGGTTCCAAGCAAGCGACTGCATGAGAGCACCGAAAAGAGCCCTGCCTTATGATCTGCGTACAATGCCCGCCTCAGATCTTCTTCGGTATAACCATCAATGTGACGAGCCTTGATTCCGCTTGAGTGCGCGTTGAACTTGTCTACCAGTGTTTTGCTATGGTCAATGGTAGGGCAGAATGCAATCGCGCGCTTTGAGCCGTCAGGTGAATGCTTAAGGTAATTCTCCACAATGTCACCGCTAAGCTGGTCATCCTCTATCATCGCAGCACCTAGGTCATCAGGATTAAACTCAGTGCCACCCGTAGGCAAGCGCTTTGTGCGAATCCCAGAAGTGTCTACCGAGCTGCCGACGTAGTAATCAATCGGCGCCAAGTAACCCAGCTCAGTGAGCTCCTCGCTAGTGATAGGGATTAATAGATCATCCCATACCTGCCCCAAGCCCTTGCTGAATGGCGTGGCTGAGAGCGCAACAAACGGGATAGCGTCATAGCGATTTAGGTATTTTTCCTTGAACCCCTTGTAGACAGTATGGGCCTCGTCCACTACGGCAAAGTGAAAATCAAAGTTAGGGCGATTCACTGCGGTTTGAATTGACGCAATTTGAATAAGCTTGCGCGGGTCCCACCTTGGATCGTCTGCCTGCATGACAGAGTAATCAATGCCCATGCGGTCCAGCGTGTCGGCCGTTTGCTGCACGAGCTTCACTCTATCTGCGAAAAACACTGACCGACGACCTGTCTCAGCGTAGGCAAGCATCATTGTTAGGGCTACGTACGTTTTTCCGTAAGAGCAAGGCGCCGCCAAAAGTGGCCTCATGTGGCCTGTACGAAGAGAATCGCGAACCATCTCGATTCCCTTCTGCTGGTGAGGTCTAAGCTCCATTGAGGGCCTCTTCTACTTCTTCTTCAATGCCGGCAACAATTCGGCGCGCCTTCTCGGCTATGGTCAATGTTTCGTTTGACAGTACGCGAGTTGCCCAGTCTAGGCGATCGCGGTAGAGCTCAAGCTCGGCTGCTTCCTGTTCGTCAATAGAAGCTTCGCACTCGTCGAGGTAGCGGTTAAGGTCTGCGATTACTGGATCCATGGTGTTCTCCGTCAAGAGTACCCCCGAAGGGGCGAAAGTTTAATTGAAATAATGGAAATATTTTTTCATAGAGGTTTGCAGCAGTGTGGCGTAGGCTACCTTGGTCGCATGGTCCGAGATGCTGGTGAAGTGAGTATCGCCTGTCTCCTCAAGGTAATCTTCGCCTTCATCGGTGTCGCAATTCAAGCACAGTTGGAACGCCTTGGCGTAATAGGTAGCCCATTGGTGGGCGAAGCAGACTTCGTGGATTACTTGTACGGCGTCTTCGCCGAACTCATTGTGCGATACAAGCGCTTGATTAACGATGTTGTCAGCTTCGAGCTCGAGGGTGTAGTTGTTAATTTCCATGATGTTTCTCCGTCAAGAGTGCCCCCGAAGGGGCGGTTGGTTAATTAATAAGCGCCAGAGTAGTTGCCTTTAAACTCGCCGAAGATGTTGCCGCGAGCAAAGTTTGTGGCAGGGCCAGACCAGCTTTTGGCCATTAGGATGTCACCAGCTTTGAACTTTTCGCCGTCTTCCGCGACTATAAAGCCCCAAACTGTAGGCTGGTCGTTTAAGCCAGTGATAATTTTGTAATACTTTCGGCCTTTCTCGTAACCTACACCTTCACAATAGTTTTTTACAAACTCGTCGCTGTGATCTCCGCGATTAGCAAATTGTTCAGCAAAAGATGATTTCATTGATTCGAGAAGGTTGTTAAGTGCTTGTTCCATGATGTTTCTCCCGTTGATGAGGAGCACCATGCCCCTCAATGGTTCCCATTCTACAGAAACCACTGGGGGTGTCAACCCTTTTGGGTGACAAAAGTTAAATTAATTTATCTCCTCGCAATTTATTTCAAGATTACGAAAATTTGGCCAGCCGAATTGCTGACTTGTTTCTCTGCCCAAGCACACCATAGAGGCGTATTCAGCAGATGCGATTTCGGCGTCTTGCTGTTCAAGCTTGCCGGCATAGTTGAGCCCAGCAATAACAATGATTGCGAGCGTTAATAGATAGAATTCTTTTTGCATGGCTTCGTCTCCCGAGAAGTTAGATTAATTGAGCTTTGGCTGGGCGATTGTAGAATCCAAACTGAGGGTCGTCATCGCTAGGCTTAACAGTGCCGGTCAATTTTATGCGACGGCCTTTAAGCTCAATATTTTCTGACTGAGCAAAATCAACAACGATGGTGGGAACTGATCCGAAAAGCTTAAAGCCTCGATCATCATGGATAGTGCATTTGAGCACTTCACCATAATCGCTTTCGTACCATTTGGTAAATATGATTTGGCCTGTGATTTCTTCTCGGCCTTTAGGTATTGCTTCCATTAGATTATCTCCGTCAAGAGCGACTGCGTTGTGCAGACGATTTGGAGATAGTACAAAATCTTTTTAGGCGGTGTCAACCATTCTGGGTAATAAAAGTTTCTCTGCCTATTGCCTTCTCTGTCGCGTGGCATTCAGGGCAGTACCAGCAAACTCTGTGCATAACCATCTGGCCATCAGTAACTCTCTCTTTGAACCCTATCACCTCACCCATTACCTCTCCGCATCTACACGGCTTCTCTCTAAGATCATCTATGTTCTCAATGTTTGTCATTGTATTGCCTTTGGTGAGTTGGCGGTTCTGCGAGCAAGCAAGCCCCAACCCACAGTGAAGTAGATTTCGGGACATTGCATTGCCTTCGGAGCCTGTCGTATGGACAGCGAGGCCGTATCAATGAGTCAGTCGATACAAGCAAGTCTGCAAGGGATGCTGCTCCATCCCCCCGCGCCGCATTCAGACTTTTAGCAAGTTGCGGTGCCCCCGCGCTACTCTTTTGGGGCTTTAAACTGCGATCGGTGAGAGACCCTTTACAGGTGACATATCCTTCGCAGTCGAGTCGGAGACTAAATCTATAGAGAAAATATGTTGAAGAACACAACATATAGTGTAGAATAGCCCTTGTCGGGTTTCTGGCTACACTTGCTTCTCCGTATTGATCTAGCCGGAATTCAGGGCCTTAACAACCCACCGACATCTAACTTTCACAGATTACTCTTACAGAAATAATTCTGCAAGCGAAAACGTGATTTAATCTATATGCTTTTTATTTCTGATTCTTTTTTTTAAGTCCCGACACGTTGTGAAACGCTCGGGCTTTTTTTTGACTGAAATTTTACACGTTGCGATCTGAGATCTCTTGATCAATAAGAAACTCAGCGTACTGGATTATTTTGCGCAAATCCTCAATGCCGTTCTTGTCCTTCCATCGAGTAATGTACTTGATAATATTCCCCTCGCAATAGCCGAGCTTATTCTCAAGGATATATTGAATAGGCTGAATCTTAAGTTTTTCGTAGTGAGTCCCGCCGACTTGGCGCCTAGGGTTTATCATTAGTGCATCTCCACTTCGTCAAGCTGTATATAGTCCTCAAAATCGTCCCATAAATCTATTTTCACAATAAAGTCCACGTAGTCTGAGCACATAAGCATTAAGGTCGCTACGGCCCTCTGAGAGCTCTCTGGGAGCTGTTTAAACTCATCATCCATGAAAGTGTCCAGCTCTTTAGAACTCATCGAAATTATATGTTTTTCGCTCATCTGAACTTCCTTTCGTATAACCGTTTCCGGTAATTAAAGATCTTTTTTACCCGCTTTAGGTACTCAATGGTAAATTTCAGCTGTGAATTATCATTTTCCAGCTGGCAAACTCTGTCGGATCCGACCCTATTGACCAGACCCTTGCGGTACTCTACGACGTTGCCTGAGAGATACCGGTTGCATTTGACGCACTGGCTATGGCAATTCAACACATGATATCTAAGGTGCCCTGCTGAGCCTCGAGAGCGGTAATGCCCAGCGTCGAACTTGCCGCCTTGCACCGTATCGCCTTGAGCGGCCCCGCAGCTAATACAAGGCTTGTTGCGGTCTCTCATTCTGATATATGCGTTAAAAGCAGTCTGAGCCTCTTTGACGTAATCTGAGGCAGTCTTCAGGGATTCCTTAACAGCTTTCGCCTCACGAGCATACGACAATTTGGCAGTCTTTTTCGCCTGATCTGTCGTGGTGTACTCGTGCAGATGATCCCAAGAGCAGAACGAATAAATGCCGCCCATGATTACCTGATCTTCAGGCATCTTGGTGCGGCATAGTTTGCAGCGTCTTGTCTTCATCGGAAATAGCTTTTGCCCTTTAGGGCCGCCATGGTCCTAATGCACCGGTCAAAGGTTTCGTGGTCCATTTTTTTTGAGCGCGACTTTAGCAAAGCCAATGAAAACTTCTCACTCATTACAGAGAATCCCTTAGATAGCCTTTCAACATCGTCGGGCGGAATATAATCACCTTTCTCATTTATCATCTTATATTCATCTCCGCGCGCTTGGTTGATTCCTGAGTGCGCCATGTCTCAAACTTCATCTGCCAGACTGCAAGCTGGTGCTTGAGCCCGACGGCCTGTTCTATTGCAACCTTGAGCCCATCAAGTAACTCTAGGTACTCATGGTGAGAGTAAGCGTATCGCTCTTGAGCGGCAATAGGCATTTTAGGGTTATCGCGCTCAGCCTCGCCCATAAGCAAAGCTTTCTTAGATTTTCTAAACTCCATCAGGTACTGCCGGCTTGCTTCAGCCTCCGCGTACTTACGCGCTGTTTCTTCTAGCTGCTCGAATTTCATAAGCGTTTACCACCAATTTTTTTACCCAGTCCCGAATGTCCTCGGGTACTTTATTAAGCGCCTCGCGGCGCTCCTCCCTTTCCTTAATCATCATAATCTCTGCGGCGTACTGCCTCGGGCGTTTGAAATTGTTCATTTTTCACCGTTAGTTTGCTTTTGGTCGGAGTGCATATTTCCAAGATATTATCGTAAGGCTCTAAGTCGTCAAACGAGCAAACACCAAAATCGCCCTCGAGCTCTATAACTGCGTAGGGCTCCTGATATGTAGAGGCGCGCCATGAAGCATCTTCAATCGCTTGTAACGCATAAGTAAACTTACTGATCGCCGTCATTAGCTAACTCCAGAAAGCTTATAGGGTGCATTCCAACCTCCTTGCTCATCTTGACTACTAAAGACAACCTAGCATCAGGCTTGTAGCGCCACTTGTGAATTTGCTGCCTGCTGACCCCAAGTTGCTCGGCCAGCTGGGCTGACCGAACTCCTGTGATCACTTGGGCTTTGCGTAATGCTTTGCCAAAATCCATGATCAATCCTTAAAATGGTAAGTCGTCGTCAAAGTCATCAATAGGTGACTCTACCGCTGGGATAGGAACCGTGCTTGGTCCGTTTAAGAGCTCTGCTAGAGCGTCAGAACTTATGCTTGCGTCGCCTTTAATTAGCGGGCGCTTAGGGGCTGCTGGGTCAGGCTTGTTCGTGTAAGCGCTGGTCCTAATCTTAGGAATATGGAACTGGCACTTAGGGCAGGTAAAGCTAGCGCTGCCATTGGTTTGAGGAGCTCGATCGTTCTTTCGTTCGTTGTCCTTCCATAATGCGTATTCAAATATAGTGGTGTAATTACTCATTTTAACGTCTCCGTCAGTTCATTAATTTTAATTGCAGTTTCTTTTAGCAGCTCTTCCGCTGCGGCCAGCAGTTTATCGTCCCGCTTGACGTTCAAGATAAAAGGCTTCATATCAGGATGGTAAGCGTAGAACCACCAGTTAGATCGCCCAGTGACGAGCATACAACCGTGGACCTGCTGGACGTATGCCGATGGGAGCTTGCCTGATCTTTTGTATGCTATCATGGTTGACGCAGAAGGACACTTGATTTCTAGGCCGGAGTCGTCTCCTATGACAGCATCGGGCGAGCAACCTATCTCGTAATCATCCATCTTGATCAAACCGACGAGCTCCGCTGACAAGCCGGTTTCTAGCTCGAACATATCCCTAGCTTCCGGCTCCAGATCGTTGCCTCGCTGCATGGCGTCCGACTTAAACGTCTCTGTAGCCTTGCCAGTAATGCGTTCCGCTACAAGAGTATTGATAAGCGCGTCAGCTTGCGTAGACGCTTTGCCGGCGCCTGTGAATACCTTGCTGAAGTTACTAGCTGTAATGACTCCGCAGCGCTGTGCAAGCCAATCGTTGCTACCTTGAATACAATCAATTATTCGTGGCATCTGGAGCTCCCTTTATCCATAACGCTATTGCGTAGTTAAAAAAGTCTAAGCAGGGCGAGCAGACGCTTTGACTGCGCGACCCCTGCTGTTTACATACCTCACAAGCATTATGGCTGCCCTTCATTTTTTGCCTCTTTCTTTGAGATAAGATGAGCGACAATGCGCACCGCTTTATCCTGAGGGATTAGCTTTGTTTCAGAAACTTTAGCCCATGCAGTGTAACGCTGAACGTTTTCGCCGAGCTCTTCGCACAGAGAGATAATCTGAGCAAGGGTTTCGGCTGTTACCAATGCTGGCTGTGAGGCCACCTGCTGAATCTGCTCGCTGTCAGCGTCTTCAACGCCATCAATAGGAATGCAGAAGGCTTGGAACAAAAAGTATTTATAAGCGGCCGTCATGGCCTTATTTACTGCCTTGTCGCTAGTATCCAGAGCTTCGCCGTAGGCAGTGTGGCAGATCGAATCTCCCTCGCTGTCATACAGTACAAAGCCGACCTCTAAGATAACGTGAGACGCTACACCGCCATTCTTGGTGGCCGTTGTTTTGATGTCTTTGCTTAGGACGTTAGGGATAATCAGAACGCCATGCTCAGCAATGATCGGCGCCAGCGTGTTAAGCACGTCGTCGATACCACGGAACTTGTAGTTTTGGTGGCTGTTCTTTTGATTTTTAGCGATTCCGACCTTGGATAGATCAGACTGGACAGCGCTGAGCGCCTTGAAGATAGTACGTTGTGTCATTTTCTTTACTCCGTCAGTTAATAACGTAGACGATGGTAAAGAGATGCGTATCTGTTGTCAAGCAAAATGGATGACATCAACAAAAGAAAAATCGGATATACTCTGTCGAGTGGTTATCTCCGTCAGCTACCACCGCAGACCCCTAACTGGCTCTCCCGCTGGTTAGGGGTCTTTTTTTACGGGTATCTTCCGGTCCGCACCATGCAGTCTATATCACTGCTGCGCGTGGGCCCGACCTGACTAGCCCATTTCGAATCAAGAAACTCGTCGGCCGACTTATTAAAATCACCTTCAGCCATCGCGGCGAGAGCCTTTTTAAAGGTAAGTAGGCGAGTGATGCCCAGATTAAAGCAAAGGTTTATCATAGCGTCCTGCCGGACCCTACAGAGCTCCAGATACCATTTGAAGTTGTGTCTGAGCTCTCGGTCGCAGCGAGCTATATCGTTATCAAGCAGATATAAACACTCGTCACGAGACAAGCCAAGTGACTCAAGATTTCTTCCAACCCCAATAGTGAGATTCCCAGTTGTGTCCTCGTAGGGCTTATTCCTGAGAGACTCGTGCCTGATTAGCAGGCGTTGTAGCCTATCCATTACTCTGCTCGCTTAAACAAACCTGTAGCGTTGAAGAGAGTAACGACTGCGCCCACAATATCGTGCGCTACTGGCTGAAGCCTATCAAAGCTCTCATCAATGTCGTCTGCCTTTTCTAGCGCGGCCTTTAACATCAAATCAAACGCAGCAAGTTTAGCCTTGCCGGCCCCGTCATCAGGGATTGTTTCTTCGATTAGCTTTACGATCTCTACAACGGTCGTCCAGAGCTTTTTGACCCAGCTTAAATAGGTAAATATGTTCATATCTTACACTCCATAGTCAGCAAAATGGCTTCTACGCCATACAAATTAGGCACAGCGTGTACCCAGTGCGGGTTGACTATAACAGGCTTTACCCCCAAATTACATCCCGACTTTTTCAGATGTTGATAGTGTGAGCACCCAGTTGACGAGAGCAAGAAACCCAATAGCAACAGAATCAACGGTAGCTTCATCCACTGGTAACGCATAACCAAACGCCTCTGCTGCCTGAATAGCTGCCCAGAATGCCCCTGTGAGGGCCGTAGCGGTGATCTGACGAGCTTTCCACTTGGCTGGGTCTGATACTGCCTTTCCTTTCTGTAGTAGCGTAATGGCCGCCTTTGCTTTCTTAATCATCTTCTTCGTCTTCCAGTAAATTAAATGAGAGAGAGGTTTTGTAAATATCCAGCAGCCCGATAATAGTGATTTGATTGACGCCTAGCTCAATGTAGTGATCAACCCACTCACCGAGCTTATCAAGGGCTTCCTCAGTTAAACGGTCATTCCGTACATCTGGAAACTCAATTGTGGTCATCCTATATACCTGACGGCTGCGCCGATTGCCGCTGCTAAGACTAGCCAGACTATTCGCTCGGCTGATTTACCCTTAATGACGCTTTCGGATAATCTATCCACCTTCTCATCCATCGCGTCTACCTTAGTCTCTATATGGGACTGCCGATTAAACACAGTGACAAGTCTTTCTTCAACACGCGCCAATGACACGATAGCTTCTTGGAGTGTGTCAA